CATATTTGAAATCATATTCCATCTCCAAGGATTTGTTTCTAGTTGACCATTACTAGTGGGTCTAAATGGTCCTTGTTCCGTTAAAAAACCGATCAATCCTGAACACCCAGGACCACCATTGGTCCAAAAAACCAAAGGGTCAGTATCTGGGTTAGATTCAGATTCAACAAACCAATAATGTATTTGTTTTTTTGTGCTAGGTAAATTTAAATAACCACTAAATTGATTAAAAGCCGTTTGTTCAGTTAATCCGGGTAATTCAGTAATTTGGTCATTTAGAGCATCAGTTGTATATTGCGTTCCTCTGAAGTTTTGAACAGACAAAACTGTCGCCATAAATGAAAATAGAGTCATTAAAACCAAATAGTTCATTATATATATTTATCATATATTATTTTTATTATTATTTTATAATATATATAATGAGATTAGAAATATTTGTATTAGGGTTAACAGCATTTTTTGTATATAATGCGTATACAGATGGAAAATATTCAAAAATGCTATTTTCATTTAAAAAATATTATAAAATGATTTTTTATGTTGTTTTAGGTCTAGGAATTTATGTATTATTAAAACGAAATCCAGATCAAGGTAGAGATATGTTGTTATACGCGAATAACCTAGTGAAATACATGCCAATAGATAAAAATTCAATGGATATGTTGAGTCCAATAATAGATTTTACATCTGCTAATGAAGATAGTAGTTTTATGGAATCCGTTAATGGTATTTATTCTAATCCTGGGTTTTCTGGAGAGAAAAGAATGATGAATTCTGGAAAAAATGGGACCAAGCGTTCTGTAAGCGAAACTAAAAAGAAATATGTTGCTTCTAATCAAGATTGGAAATGTGGAAACTGTCGCGCACAATTAGACCATACATTTGAAATTGATCACAAAGTAAGACTAGAATATGGAGGTGGAAATGACGTTCAAAATTTAATAGCATTATGTCGCAACTGTCATGGGAAAAAAACTGCTAGTGAAAATATGTAATAAGTATTTAAGAATATTTTTTGAACTATAAATGAAATAATATTGTATTATAATAATATATGAATAATCCTACTACAAATCAAAATGTTATATCTGAATTTAAAACATCAAAGGTATTATATCCCATAATGATTATACTTTTGGTTTTGATTGTTGTTATGTTTTGTATATTTTTCAAAGTAAAATTACCTGGTAAAGGACCTTCAAAATCGCAAGAAGAAGTTATTGCCAATGTATTTATTGTTTTATTTTTTTGTTTGCTTATAGTTGGTATTTGTATAACATTGATACCAAATTTTACAGAAGTTAAAAAATTGTTTCAACAGATAAGCAGTGTTACATATGTAATTCTTTACACAATATTTTTAATTTTATTTTTTTCACTGACACCAAATGATTTTATTAATAAATATTCGTTATACATTACAATAGCAACAATAGCTTTAGGGTCATTAATGTTTTATAAAGGGTTAAGTAATAATTATATTACAGAATTCAATGCTAATTATGAGAGAATAAAAATGTTGATATTGTTTTTTTGTTTAATAACTATTTTTATTATTTACTACAACGCCGATCCTGGTGGATATATAGAAAAATATTTTGGTTATTCGTTATTGCTAACTATTATTATTTCTGTGTTTGCCTTTTTATATTTAGTTGTTGTTTTGACATTACCAAATTCAAATACTTCTAAAGAAGGGAATATTTTAAATAATTTTTCAAAAGTGTCTTCATATGGTAGCATAGCATTTTTAGTGTTAATTGCTATAATGACAATTTTGATTTCAACATATCCTGGAGGTTTTTTTAATGATAAATCAACTTCGGGAGCTATTATGATTCTTTTACTTCTGATATGTATTCTATCTGCTATTGTATTAGGTGCCAATACATTTCCAGAAATATTTGACAACTCCCCTTTAAATGATAAAACCAGTCTATTTAAACGTTCATTATTGGCATTATTTGGCATTGTTATTTCTGGACTGCTTATTTTTTGGTTAGTTTATGGTATTCAAAATTTATCTGGAAAAACAGGTACAACTAGTTTTATACTAAATATTTTACTTGTTGTAATGGTTTTAGGATTAATATACAAAACTATGAACGCCAGTTTACCTGTAGGTAATTCAAACAAAAATGCTTTTTTCTCTCTAATTGGTAATACATTACTTTATATTCCATGTTTATTTAGTGGATTATTTGATTACATTGGTAAAGTAACTACAGGCGGTGTTAATTCTGAAACAACTGGTTCTTTATTAATGCTTGTAGTATCTTTAGGATTAATTGTTGCCTATTTTAAAACACCATCCCTCTTTAATATAGTTAATGTTCAGGGAGGCGAACAGCTTGTAAATAAACCTGTTTATACAGATTCAAAATATTCATTAGGAAGTTATGAAGAGCTAAATGGTAGCGATAAAGTTGATTACCAATTTGCGATTTCATCTTGGGTATTTATAGATGCTGCTCCACCAAATACCAGTTCTTCTTATAGTAAATTTACATCATTATTAAATTTTGCTAACAAGCCAAACATATTATATAATGGAACTACAAATACTTTAATGATTACAACTGACCAAAAAAATTTAAAAGAAGTTACAAAAAATAAGTTAATTGATTTTGACGATAATGGTAACAGAATTATTTATAAAAATTCCAATTTTTTATTACAAAAGTGGAATAACATAATAATAAATTATAATGGTGGAGTTTTAGATGTATTTTTAAATGGTGAACTTGTAAAATCTGATATTGGAGTAGTACCTTATATGACATATGACAATTTAACTATTGGAGAAGATGATGGTATTAAAGGTGGAATTTGTAATGTTATTTATTTCAAACAAGCTTTAAATTCTTCAAACATATATTATTTATATAATATGGTAAGGAATAGGTCACCGCCAGTTTTAAATGAATCTAATACTACAATTGTCAAGCAAGATGTTAATACTATAAGTTCATCTGTTAAAAAAGTTATTTAAGAAAAGTCTGGTATTTATAATCTTAATTTAATAATTAATTTACTAAATTAAGTAGAAAATTTCTAAATCTATAATATACAATGAGTCCTTTAAGTATTGTCATAACAATAATCGTAATTGTCCTTATCTTAATGTTATTAAGATATCTTTTTCTTGACCCTTACACATTACAAAGTATACAAGATGGCAAAAAATCTTCTACTATTGATGCTTCGTCTTTAGCAACAAATGGATCCGATGTTCCTTCAAGTAATTTTGCCTACTCTGTCTGGTTTTATGTTAATAACTGGAACTACCGTTATGGTGAAGAAAAAGTTATTTTTGGAAGAATGGGTGCCACAAGTGGTAAAAAAAAGGGATCTGTTAAAGGGGTTAGTGGATTAGACCCATGCCCGGCGGTTGTTTTAGGAGCTGTTGAAAACAATATTTCTATTTCTTTAGGATGTTATCCTGGCATAAATCAACAACCTACAACACCCGGTGGAAATACAGTTGTTCATACATGCTCTGTTGCTAACGTTCCTATTCAAAAATGGGTTAACTTAGTTATTAGTGTTTATGGAAGATCAATGGATGTTTACATTGATGGTAAATTAGTAAGAACTTGCTTATTGCCAGGTGTAGCAAGTGTTAATACTAATTCTAATTTATACGTTACTCCTCAAGGAGGCTTTGAAGGATGGACTTCTAAATTACAATATTATCCTGATTCATTAAACCCTCAAGAAGTATGGAATAATTATACTAAAGGTTATTCAAATTGGTCTAACATGTTTAGCTCTTACCAACTTAAGGTATCTTTAGAGGAAAATGGAACCACTCAAAGTAGTGTAACAATATAATTTCATATTAAAAAATATTTTCTTATTTATTTAATATATATATGAGTAGCAATAATACATTTAATTCATTTTCAACAAATAGTGGAAGTTTTGGAACTAAAGAATTTTTAGAGTCTAATAGTTTAGTAGCCAAATTAGCTTTTTTATTATTAGTTATTTTAGGTTTTATATTATTATTAAGAGTAGGTTTAAATGTAATTGGTTATTTCTTTAAACCTTCTGATTCACCTCATCTTTTTGATGGCATGGTTGATGCTTCACAAATGATTATTTTTCAACAAGACCCTAGTAATAACGGGTCTAAAACTATTTATAGATCAGTTAACGCCGATGACGGTATTGAGTTTACTTGGTCTGTATGGATTTTTATAGATAACCTTCAAACAAATTCTGGAATATATAAGCACATTTTCAGCAAAGGTAACAGCAATTTACAAGAAAATGGATTAGTTTACCCTAATAATGCTCCTGGATTATATATCGCTCCTAACACAAATTCTCTTGTTGTTATGATGAACACATTCAATGTTATTAATGAGGAAATTGTTATTCCTGATATTCCTCTTAACAAATGGGTAAATGTTATTGTTAGATGTCAAAATACCACCTTAGATGTATATATTAATGGAACCATTGCTAGAAGTGTTAATTTAGTAGGAGTTCCTAAACAAAATTATGGTGATGTTTATGTAGGTATGAATGGAGGATTCGCTGGAAATATATCTAACCTATGGTATTACAATTATGCTTTAGGAACTGCTGATATTCAACGAATTTCTGAAAATGGACCTAATACTAAGATGATTGGTTCTAACGGAATGGATGATAAGATGTTTAACTACTTGTCTTTAAGATGGTTCTTTTACGGTGCTGGAAATGGATATACTCCAACTGGACCTGGTAAATTTTAAGTTATAAATTATTTATATTAAATTAATAAATAATGTATATATAAATGTCGTCATATAATCCTATTCCAACAAGAGTATGGTCAAGAGTTCAAAATCCTTGTACATATACGGATGCTTCTGGTAACTCTGATATAAATTATAATCAA